CCCCTGTCTTTTCGTCCTTCCTCTCTCCGATGCAGTCCAAAGTTCACCAAGATAGTCCGTTTACCGCCCGACCTAACCCAGATCAAGACGGATAATGGCCGCTCGTAAACAACCGCTACGAGGGGCAACAGAACCAAGGCTTCACAGCCCTTATCTCAAGGGCAAAACAAAAGTCGATGATGTAATAGAACTCGCCAAGATGATTGAGATACCTTTGCTGCCTTGGCAGGAGTTTGTTCTCCGCGACATGCTTAGAATAGACAAAAAAGGGAACTGGGTTCGCAAAACCAACCTAGTCTTGGTTGCTAGGCAGAATGGCAAGACTCATCTGACCAGAATGCTTATCTTGGCTCACCTTCTTAAGTGGGATAGCAAAAATGTGATCATTGCTTCATCTAATCGCTCGATGGCACTAGATACTTTCCGACAAGTGGCCAATGTCTTTGAGAATAACGAAAATCTAATGGCGCTGGTTAAACAGATTAGATACGCAAATGGAACTGAGTCGATAGAGATGAAAGACGGTCGCAGACTTGATGTAGTGGCAGCGACTAGAGATGGCGCTCGCGGTCGATCAGCAGATGCGCTGTTTCTCGATGAAATCCGCGAATGGTCAGAGGATGGCTATCGAGCAGCGATGCCGGTAACTCGCGCTAGAGCCAATGCTCACACATTCTTAACTTCTAACGCTGGCGATGCCTTTAGCGTTGTGCTTAACCAACTTAGAGAACGCGCACTAGATAATCCGCCTAAGTCTTTTGGCTTCTACGAATACTCAGCGCCGCAATACTGCAAGATCGATGATCCTAAGGCTTGGGCGCTTGCTAACCCTGCTTTGGGCTATCTTGTAACTAAAGAGACGCTAGAGGAGTCAGTAGCAACTTCTCCAATAGAAAATACGCGAACAGAATTGCTTTGCCAATGGATTGACTCCCTAAGTTCACCTTGGCCGCATGGCATTCTTGAGGAGACTAGTGATGCGTCTTTACAGATACCAGTTGGCGGTTACACAGTCTTTGGCTTTGATGTATCACCATCTAGACGCAATGCCTCGCTAGTTGCCGGACAATTACTCCCCGATGGTCGCATAGGAGTTGGCATCTTGCAGACTTGGGAGTCAGCACTCTCGGTTGATGATCTAAAGATTGCTGCCGATATTAAGGGCTGGGCTGATCAGTATCGGCCGCGTCAAATCTGCTACGACAAGTATGCAACAGCCTCAATTGCCGAGCGATTAAGTAATGCTGGCTGCATAACTCAAGACATCTCTGGCCAGCAGTTCTATCAGGCTTGCGGAGACTTGCTTAACGGACTTGTTGCGCACACAGTCGTTCACAATGGACAAGCAAACTTAATCCAACAGATGAATAACTGCGCGGCTAAAGTTAACGACTCTGCTTGGCGTATCGTTAAGCGAAAGTCTGCCGGTGATATATCTGCGCCTATTGCTTTGGCAATGGTCGTGTCAATGTTAATGAAACCACAACAGGTAGCGGCTATTTACATCGAATGACCTACATGTAGTGTATAATTGACCGCTATGGGTATATTTGATCGCAAATCAAAAGTTATACAGGCGCAAGAAGCGCCTCAGATTATGGCCGACAGTTTCTACGGCTACAACAATTACTTCCCAGCGTTAGTATCTCGCCAACAGGCACTCGGCGTTCCAGCGATCAAAAGATGCAGAGATTTAATCGCGGGAACTCTCGCTTCTGTACCTTTAGAGTATTACAAGAAGTCAACCGGCGAAAAAATTACTGCGCCTCGATGGGTTGAACAACCTTCTAAGCATCAACCATTATTTGAGACCCTGTACTTTACGCTTGACTCATTGCTCATGTATGGACAAGCCTTCTGGCAGATTACTGAAGTTTACGCCGAGGATGGCCGCATGGCTCGCGCTAACTGGGTCGCTAATACAAAGGTCGGGTTTATTACTGACCCAGCAACTAATTTTGTAACACAATACAACATTGACGGTAAGCCAGTACCTATGACAGGACTTGGCTCACTTATCACATTTCAAAAGGATGAGGGCATCTTAGGAATAGGCGCTAGAACTATTCAGTCTGCTCTCGATGTGCAACGATCTGCGGCGATTGCTTCTGCAACTCCCATGAGTTCTGGAATAATCAAGAACTCCGGCGCTGACCTTCCGCCATCTGAAATAACAGCGTTATTGGCCGCTTGGAAACGCAGTCGCCAAAATAACGCTACTGCTTACCTAACTTCAACTCTTAATTATGAAGCAACTTCATTTTCGCCTAAAGAAATGGCTTACCAAGACGCAATACAAACAAACGCTACGGAATGCGCCAGACTTTGCTCGGTTGACCCTTATTATGTTTCTGCTTCAATGAATACAACAATGACTTATGCCAATGTTCAAGACGAGCGTAAGCAGATGGTTGCTTTAACTTTGCAGCCTTACGCATCTGCCATTGAAGCAAGACTTAGCATGGATGATATTTCTACAGCCGGACACTATGTTAAATTTGCCCTTGACGATACATTCCTAAGAACTGAGCCAATGGAACGCTTGTTAGTTCTAGAAAAGATGCTTGGACTTGGCTTAATTACAACTGAACAAGCAATGGAAATGGAAAATCTTTCCCCTAATGGAAACGGTAACTAATGCAAACCCTATACATTGAAGCAACTTCTATCGAATGCAACGAGGATCGCCGCGAAATATCCGGCAAGATTGTTCCTCTTGGAACTGGCGAAGTCGGTAACACCAATCTTGGCGCATACACTTTTGAAACTGGCTCTATCGAAGTTGGCGATGTAAGCAAGATTAAATTGCTATCGCAACATGACATGAAAAAACCGATTGGCCGAATGATCGCAGCAGAGACTCGCGCAGACGGCATCTACGCCACATTTAAGTTAAGTCGCAGCCAAGCCGGTTCAGATAGTTTAATCATGGCTAGCGAAGGCCTAGTTACAGGCTTGAGCATTGGAGCAGAAATTATTTCATCCAAGCCATCGCGCGATGGCCACACAGTCGTTTCGGCGGCTAAGTTAAAAGAAGTTTCTTTAGTAACCGAGCCAGCCTTTAAGTCTGCTCAAATACTAGAGATCGCAGCAGAGGAAATTATCCCTGCTGAGGAAACTAAACCCAACACAGAAAGCGAGACAGTCGTGGACGAAACCACTCCAGTCGAAGCAACACCGGTAGAAGCCGCGGCTGTAGAAGCCGCTCGCCCTACTATTACAGCAATGGCTTACTCAAAGCCTCGCTTTGATTTCTCTGCTCCAAAGCAACTGGAAATGACAATCAAAGCATCACTTGGATCAGATGAGGCTCGCGAGTATGTTCGCGCAGCAGCAGATACAACTGACAACGCAGGATTAATTCCTACTCGTCAACTAACAACTGTGATCAATGGACTTGCTAATAACACTCGTTCAGCGATCGATGCCATCTCAACAGGAGTATTGCCTGATGCAGGAATGTCATTTGAGATTCCAAAGATCACAACACTTCCAACAGTTGCAGAAACAGCAGAAGCCGGTACACCATCTAACACAGATCAGGCTTCATCTTATGTAACAGTAACAGTCAAGAAATATGCTGGACAACAGCAATTCTCTGTAGAATTGTTTGATCGTTCATCACCACTTTTCATTACTGAATTGATGAACAACATGGCTGCACAGTACGCAGCCGCAACTGATAAGGCTGTTTACTCAGCACTTGCTTCAGGTGCAACAGCAGACTCAACAACACTAACAACATATCCAACAGCATCAGAATTGCTTGGTTTTGTATCACGCGGCGCTGCTTCTGTTTACACAAATACACAAGGCTTTGCCAAAAACATCTTGATGAACACATCACAGTGGGCAAACTTGATGACATTGAATGATTCGGGTCGTCCAATTTACGCGGCGGCACAACCTCAAAACGCTGGCGGCGTTGTAGGCCCAACTTCAATTCGCGGCAATGTCATGGGGCTTGATCTCTATGTATCTGCCAATGTAGCAACCGCAGAAAACACAGACAAAGATGATTCAATTCTTATCATCAACCCAACTTCATACACATGGTACGAGTCACCAACTTACCAACTTCGTGCTGATGTAATTGCTTCAGGAGAAATCCTTGTAGCAATGTACGGCTACGGTGCAATCGCGACCAAAATTGGCGCTGGCGCATTCGGCATCAACAAGACCTGATAGACACCCATTAAGTCGCTGGCTGGGTAGTGCCCTTCTACCCAGCCAGTCTTTAGGAAGGATCACATGAGCGTAACAACTGTCGCAACTCTTAGAAGTGCCTTAGGCGTAGGCACACTTTATACAGATGCAGTATTACAGTCAGTCTGCGATGCAGCAGATGATGTCATGTTGCCCTTCCTATTTACTAACGAGACTTACAATGTTGCACATAGCAACACAACTACAGAGGGAACTCTGTATTTTAATCAGAGAGTAAACGATATTTTCTATGTCGGCGAAAGCGTAGTAGTAACAAAAAATGGCACACCTTTTAACGGCACAAAGACAATCACAGCAGTAGATGTTCAGTCAATTACTTACGCGGTAACAGGCAACCCAACCGAGCAGGGTTATCACCCAGTAGTTCCTTTGGGCATAGTCTCCGGCACAACTCAGACAGATTACACAACGATCGATGCAGTCAAGCAAGCATCTCTACAAATCTGCGAGGCTATTTGGCAAGCCAGAAGCGCGCCAAGCGGCCAAGGCATGACAGTTGATGGCTTTGCTCCTAGCCCATTCACAATGTCAGCCTCACTTTTGGCAAGAGTTCGCGGCTTGCTTGCCCCTTACCTATCGCCTTATGCGCAGATCGGCTAGCGATGACAGCAGCGATCTCCACACTTCGCGCCACAGTTGCAGCGGCTTTAGTCGATAACACACTCTGGTCGGTGTTTAGTTTCCCACCAGCAACTCCAATTGCAAATAGCGTCGTAGTTTCTCCTGCTGACCCTTATGTCTCGCCTAATAACAACAGTCGCAACACGATTGCGCCTACCGCTAATTTTCTAATAAATATCTTCGTGCCTTT